GGCACGAGCTATCGGAAGCCTTAAAAGTAATTCAAGAGTTAAAAAAGATAGCCGGTGAAGATGCGGATCTGGTGAAGTTCGCATCAGAAACCAAGAAAAAATCCGAAAACAACCACGCAACTGTTGCCGACTTACAAGCCAAATTAGATGCTGCATTAGTGACAGCAGCAACCGAGCAAAGGCAATACTTGCTCTTGAAAGCGGCACAACTTTCTAAGGCTGATGAGAAAGCGCTGCACAAGTTGCTGGAGACTGTGCCGACTGATAAAATAGCAGTAGATTCAGAGGTGAAAGTTGAGGGCAAAACCCTCAAAGATTATGCAATTGCACAAGGTGAATTCTGGGAGAGGGCGCTGTTTCCGACAGCACCAAGTGAGGCTGTACCGACAGGCGGGGCGTCGCCGGAAGCACCCGCAAACCCAACAAGCACTTACCTGAGCAATCAGGCTGCTGCATTGGCTAAATCACTAGGAATAAAGTAAAGTTATGAATAGAGAAATAGAATGCCTTAAAAGATTAAGGACACTTGACCCTTATGACTGGAGTTGTTATTACCGCTCTTACCAGAATGAACCTTACGGAAGAGCCATTCAAAAAATAATGATACATTTGACAGGGGGTACTATGATGCCTATTGAAGAACTGGAATCAAGCATCAATGAATTACCGCCAATGTTTTTAAAAGGCTTTAAACATCCAGATGAGTTAAGATTTGTAGACCATAGAGGTTTTTTTAAAGTAATAAAAGAGGACAATAAATATTGGGGCTATCTACTATGTAAAGAACAATATCCAGAATCTACAATAGAAGAAGAAGTTCGCTTACAACTTTTTACCAAAGAAGACAGAGAATATAGTGACAGATGGGATGTAGGTGTATTTGTAGAAAAAGAAACAGAAGATTTTAATGATGATATCTTCTTGTTTACGGAAGAATCTCTTTATGTTTCCGCTTTCCAAAAAGCTAAGGAATTATCTAAAGAAGCACGGCGTTTAAGAAGGTACAATTTAAGAAGGAAAAAAGAACATCAGGAGTAAAGTGAAATGCAAAAAATCTACAAAGTAAAATTAAAGGAAAGTTTTACTAATGAAGGAGTTTTTTACGAAGGCTCTCGTCTGCACTTATTTCCTGATAGGGTATTTGCAAGAATACCTGAATTTATTAACGCCATTTCAACAAAAATAGCCAGTTGAAACTCAATTTCTAACCCACATTACAATTTGTAACAATATCCCCGCAGTTTGACGACTGCGGGGTTCTTGTGTATGCTAGGGGAGTCTGTGCGGGTCAGTGACCGGGACACAGAACAAAGCCAGCTAGCGACTGGAATGGCGAGATGCCACAAGGATCGGGCGAGATGCCCAAGTACAACACATAATCCTTTGAGGCTATGGCCAAAATCACGGCGACAACAACGCCGACATTTCTTCCAGACTTTTTAGCGGAACCAATAGGCTCAGGCACGGATCACCTAATCCCTGCGGGCTTGCCTGTCGATGTTGCCAGCGTGACCGCAGTTGGTGGCATCAAGTCGATCGTCGCCGGCGCGATCGTAAACAGGCTTTGGGCTAACCAGCAAGGTGTAGGTGCTCTGGGTAAATTCAAATTGTGGGATGGCACCGGCACACCTGATGCTCTGGAGGAATTCTACATAGTGCCGTTCGCAGTGACTGATTTGGAGGGAGTGCGATCGGATATACCACCACTGCCGACCGGAGAGGCTGCGTGCAACGCTCTGCGCTGGGGAACTCTGATTTATGAGGATAGGTTGCCAGCCTACTATCAGGCGCTGTCGGCGGCGCTTAAGGGTACGATCCGAGGCAAATATCAGATGATTGTGGCTAGGAAGGTGGCACTATGAATGTCACTTCAGTTAGCCAGCTAATCAGTTGGATGAACGATACCGGGCAATTTTCAGCTTTGGCTAATTCCCCTCTGTCGCAATTTGGCACGCCCCAAGAGCGTTTATTGGGTGCAACTATCCTGCCAGAACAGCAGGAAATGGAGAATTCTTTCAGGGATTCAGGGATTGCGATTGATGGCGAGATTGGACAAAGTGGCGCTGATTTGTCACCTGCACAATTGAACAAAGCTTTCGGTGAATTTTCTAGCAGTTACACGCTAGGAAAAATTGACGCTGCTACGCAATTAACTGGTGGCGATATCGAAAAAATTATCCAGTATTTGATGAAGCTTAGACCATCAAATACACCAGTTGAAAGCAGTGCAGAAATTGTTACCCGTTGGTTCGATCGCGGGGTAATGGGAAGCCTTGCAAAACTGATTGAGCATCAACGCTGGCAGGCAATTATTGATGGTGTAGTGAAACGTAGAGGGGCTAACGGGTACGCTGAGGATGTGGTTTATCCGTTCTCATCTGACCATCAAGTTACTGTTGCCAGTAGTGGCACAGTCGCTACACCTGCGGGCTGGTACGATCGCAATGCTGCTACAGCCGCCGACTCTTTAGAGGATATTTTAGCAGCTCAGCAAAGGCTAATGCTCAAGGGTTACACCCTTAATCGCATCATTTCAAAAAGTGCGATTAAGACTGTATTTATGCGAAATGGCAAAGTACGACAAAGCGCTTTACCTCAAGGTGCTACCCGCGCTACTAGCCAAAGCGATATTGATGCAATGCTGGCATCGTATGGACTGCCTAATTGGGAGACTTACGATATAACTTTCCCTTACAGAAATCCCAACAATGCCAACATACTAACCCGCGTTGGCTATTTTGATCGAGCAACATTTGACCCTGTAGTTTTACTGGCTTCTACTTCCTTAGAGGCTCAAATCGACATGGGTCGCGACAATGGAATTCTGACACTTCCTAATACTTTGGGCTTCTACGCTCTCGGCAGACCCGAAGGTCAAACTCAGTATGGGAAAGTAGCCAAAGCAATCGTTTATGATGAGAAATACCCTCCAAGTGTCTACGGTGAAGTGGTGGCTAAAGGGCTACCAATCATCAACACGCAAGTGATGGAAGGCATTGTTATCCTAAAAGTTCCCAAGCCTACTCCTTAATTATGAAAAAATACAAATTCCTAGAATCTGTATCGATTGATGGAATATTTTATTTAGCAGATAATATCTACGAATTATCTGCTGAAATAGTCGCTAAGATTCCCCCAGAATTAATCAAGGAAAAGGAGGTAGAGCCAAAAGAAAAAGCAAAATAGTTCACCAAATTACGTTTTTACGCACTCCTAAAGTGCAGGCTGGTAGATTTGATACGCTGGGATTTAATGATTGCACGATGCCTACAAGTCGCAGGTATTCATCGCAGAATGGGTTATTTTTTGACCCGCCTGAGTTGCTCAGGTACTTGACTCGATAACCAGCCTCGCGCACCTCGAATTCAGCCAAACCAGCAGAACCCAAAAACTCAGGATTGATCTTAGACAATTGGCAGGCGAGTAAATTCTCAATTGCCCTATCCTTAAATCCCTGCCAGCCAGCCCCTAACAATTCCCATTCGTAGCGATCGACTTCTGCCACGGCATCAGGCAAAAGCAAATCAAATTGAGGCTGAGTTAAATCAGCAAAGTTGATAAACTTAGTCTTGAACCCTAAAAAAGTAACTGCCATAATGACCTACCTCGACCGATTAATTCAAAGTACAAAAGCTTCTATCCCTGGTTACTTCAGACCAGAGATATTTAACCATAGCACGATGACTTTTAGAATCAACGGCCCGCAAAGTGGGACTGACAGCCGAGGCAATCCAGTCTACTCGGTTACTGAGTTAGTGGTTAAAGCAGTTTTGTACAAAAAACCGCGCATTAACAAAGTAATTCAGCGAATGGATAGGCTGTCAAGCTTTGATATTTACGAGGGAAATGTGATTGAACCTTTAGAATTTCCTTCTATTTTCCAGCAGGAAATATCTAAATCTGAGGGTGAAATTGTGGGGGATGCAATTATCAATGGTGTTCCCGGTAAAGTACGATTGGTTTCGATTGGGCGTGGTTCTTTAGAGCCATACAATCGCTTAATTGGGCGGGTAATTCAAGTTGAATTTATCGGAGACAAAATCAATGTCTAGGTCAATTGTAGTTGACAATTCTGACTTAAAAAAATGGACAGGTGCAATCACAAGCCGACTGCGTGATTTACGATCGCCATTACGGGCTACTCGTAACCACATAGAGGCTAAATTAGAGTACCAATTTGCCACGGAGACAGACCCCGACGGCGCCCCTTGGGAACCGCTAAAACCTGACACTTTGGCTAGAAAGCAAGGTAGAGGATCGATATTAGTCGAATCGGGAAAACTCCGAGATAGTTTTCGATACGATTTGACTGAAAAGTCGCTAAGAGTATCGTCGGATTCCCCAGTATTTGAAGCGCACGATCAAGGCGTTCTACCACAGCCAGAACGTCAAATCTTAGGCTTGAATGCTGAGGATAAGAACAAGATAGCCGGACTGGTTCGTGGGTATATTAAAGGGAGTCGGCGATGAGTAGTTTTTCCGACTACGAAAAGCTGATATCAGCGCAGTTACAGCCACTGCGGGCGGTATTAGCCAGTGGAAATATTCCTATTGCGTCCCTACCTAAAGAGGCTGCTAAATTCACTCAAAAGTACCCTGGCAGTTTGCGAGTTTTGGTCGGGCATTCTTACAGGGGTAAAACGGTTAGCATGGGAGCGCAAGAGCGAGAGGTTGATGTGGCGGTGTTTATCAGGCTTTCTAATCGCTACGATGACGCACCGCCAGAGACTCGCAACGCTGCGATCGACTGGGTTGAAGATGAAGTTGTAGGCTTGTTGCTAGGCTTTCTGTTGCCCACAGCAGCAACCGAACTAACGCTTTCTAGCGGGCGTTTATTGCCACCTGAAGAGGGGGAGTGGCAGAAGGAAATCACTTTTAAGTTCTCGGATTACCTAAATTACAGGAGGGAAGAAACACCAATTTTATCGCTTGCTGAAATTGTGGAAACTAAAGCAATAGTGAGGTAAGAGATGCGTTATTTGTATACGGGAACGGTTATCGATACGCTTGATTTTAGCGGCAAAGAAGTTTACTTGATTCCAGAATCAGAAGTAGATTTGCCAGAGGAAATAGAAAAATATGCCTATTTTCAAAGATTGATTACCACTGGAATTCTAAAAGCGGTATCACCCGCCCCAACAACACAGGAGGCTGCTAAATAATGCCCTTAGCAATTGGTTTGCAATTTACGCAGGGTACGCCGATCCTGGCTACCGCCCCAAGCACGGGGGTAATTGCGATTGTCGGTACGGCGGCGATCGGCACAAAAGACACGCCATTCTTAGTCAAAAGCATGGCTGAGGCTATTAGCGTTTTTGGCTATCCAACCACAGGCGCAACCATTCCCGACGCATTGGCTAGAGCTTATGAAAGTTACGGTCAAATCCCGTTTGTCGGGATTAATGTTGCGACACCTGCGGTTGTTGCTGTCACTGAGGCAGAATTTACTTTCGATCTCCAAGATCGAATTCAACTGCCACACAAACACGTCAGTTTAGTAGTGGTAAAGAATCAGGCTGGCACGACTACTTACGTGGCAGATACTGACTACACTCTTGATCCGATTAAAGGAGTTATTCAGCGCAAAGGATCGACAATCTTAGCCAAAGCAATAGTTAAAATCGGCTATTCACGCCCTGATTTCAGCGCAGTAACGGCTACGCAGATAGTAGGTGGCGTGAATGCAACGACAGGGAAAAGAGAGGGCTTAGAGGCGCTAATTGATGCTGAATTTGTAAGCCTTTCTCCGAGCAACATTACCGATATAATTTGCCCTAGCTATTCGCAGGTGCAAACAGTCGCGACAAAAATGGCAGAACTGGCTACAAAGTTACGCGCTCAATACTACCTTGATGCACCCGCAACTGCAACAGTAGTCAACGTGATTGAAGGGAGAACGGCGGGCGCTTCACCCGTGGCACATTTTGCTACGAAAGACCCCAATGCTATCCTCTGCTATCCCAACGTAATTATCGGTAGCGGTGTATCGGCGAAAGAGGAATGGTACAGCATTCATGTAGCTTGTGGGCGCGCGATTGCTCCCGAATGGCAAGCACCAACCAATCTCGAAGTACGCGGTATAACTAGCTGGAAAACAGCGCTTCTTACCTCTGCTAGCAACCCGTTGGCTGACAACAGTCGGCTAGTAGAAAATGGGGTTGTGACTTACCTCAATCGTAGCGGTCAAAATCCCGTAATTTGGGGACATTTTAACGCTAGTTACAAAGAAGAAAACGCAGCTAGGAAAGGACTCGATCGGATTCGCGTAATACGGATAATTAATTCAGTTTATGACCAAGCTGAGAAAGAATTAGCTGCTTACATTGGTCGCCGACTTGGGATTAATTGGAATGCTGCAATTGCTGTGATCGAGGCTTCAGTCAGTCGAATTATCAGCGATAACGAAAGCATTGATTCGGGCAAGATAACCTACTTGCCTTTAGCTTCTGACCTCCCAAATCGCAAGCTTGCTTTTAGGCTAGAGGTAAAAATTGCCGATGTTCTTGACATTATCATGCTTGATTTAGTTTTTGTAATTTAGGAGTAACAAATGGCACGGCGATTTATTTCAAGAGCGGAGATCTATTTAATTAACCCTGCAAGTATTGACCCCACAACTGGCAATTTTAGCAATGCAGCGCAAATTGGAACGCCATTGTATGCCTCATCAATTACGATACCTTTCAGCATGAAAACTGATGAGGTGGAATTTCTCGGAACAAACGGCACTTACGTTCAGGTGATGGGCGTAGAGGCGATCGAGATGGAAATGACTATCACTAATTGGTCGCTTGATTTCATTGACGCTATTATCGAGCGTGACGAAAACAATAGAGTTTTCTCCAAGAATGTATCTTTTTTGATTCAAGGTACATTGCAGGAGCAAGGCAGCAGTCTTAGAGAAGATGTTGAGTTTATTGTCTTTGGGCAATTTATGGAGGGGGATATTTTCAATCTAGAAGCCGGATCAGCTCAATCAACTGACTATACTTTTTCAGTCGAGCAATTAAGCGTTAAGTCGCAAGGTCGATCGAACACTTACAATTTAGTCGGATAGTATGACAAAAGCTGCAAAACAAGATTTACCCGCATTGTTTGCTTTGCCTGAGCCAATTACGCCAGAGATTGACAATTTAGAAGATGAAGAAATTGGTGAGGCGGTACTAAAGGATTTTGTACCCGGTATTGTGTATTTTGACTATCAAGATATTCTCAATCAAAAAGTAGCCAGAAGTGAGGAGGACAAGCGCAACAAGGCTATTTATGACGCTCAAGTATGGCTAATGTGCCAAATGTACGAAGTAATTGAACCTGATGGAAAAATGCGACCGCTAGGACTGCAAGATATTTCTTTTATGGAAGGTGAAGAGCTTGCATTTAGGATTGCCGATATTATGTCGCTAACTTTGTCTGTTAATTTTCTGGATGACAAAAACAGCTTAGAAGATAGTTGGTTGTTTGAAATTACCGAGAAAGCGCAGCGGTTTAGAGTCCATAGATTGTCGGTAGAGAAAGGGGTAGAGATTCAGCAGGAGAGTCAAAAAGACCCGACTGGGGTCAAGCTGACTAAGTGGCTGATTACCGAGCGAATTACGCTCAACGATGAAAAGATAAAAGAGGAAGATTTTAAGGATAAATTAGACTTTCAAACTACTGTTTTATTAGCGAGTAAAATCAATTTTTTGTTGGCTCAATTCCAAAAAAGAGGGACATCCTTCTCTTTACGAAGTACGCGGGCTGGTCGTACTCCGACATCAAAATGATGGATTGCTTGGAATTTCAGTCATGGATAGCCGAGGTGGTGAAATTGATGCAGGAAGAAGCGGATGCAAGGCAGCGTTAATTAATGGCTGATACTCAGGTAAAAATCCTTATCACCGCGATCGACGATGCCAGCCGAGTGTTTCGCGATGTGCTGGATAATAGCGACTCAATGGCTAGTAAGCTGATGAGCGCTGGCGACACTTTTGAGTCGATGGGGAGTGCGGTAAAAGATTTTACGCGACCATTATCAAGAGGATTAAACGCTAGTAAAGATGCTGCAATCGGCTTCGAGTCAGAAATGGCAGAAGTCGCAAAAACTACGGGCTTTTCAGCTAAGCAAGTAGCACAAGTTGGAGCTGTCACAAAACAGCTATCCCGCGAAATTCCAATGACTGTTTCCGGCTTAAACAACATAGCAGTTGCCGCTGGACAATCGGGAATTGCCCTTAAAGATACTAAGGGTTTTATCAAGGATGTGAGCAAAGCTGCCACCGCTTTCTATGCAGGTGGAAGCGCCAAAGAGATGGAGCAAGGCGCTGAAAAAGCAGCGCTAGCTTTCGGCAAGCTTACCAATGTTTTCGGAATCCCTATTAGGGATGTAAATACTCTTGCAGCGGCTATCAACGTACTTGGTGATAGTTCGATCGCGTCAGAAAAGGATATTCTAAATGCAATGACCCGGACGGCTGGGTTAGGTGTTCAAGCTAAGATGAGCGCGAAAGATTTAGCTGCTTTAAACGCTTCAATGATTAGTTTAGGGATGGCTCCAAGCGTAGCAGCAACCGCTACAAACGCATTGCTTTCCAGGCTAACCACAGCAGAAATACAATCGGCTAGATTCCAGAAAGGATTAGAAATGATTGGGATTTCTGCCTCTGAAATGCAGAATCTTGTGCAAAGTGGAGGGAACAATGCCATCTTTGCTTTAAGCAATGCTTTGGACAAGTTAGATCCTGTCAATCGAGCCAAAGCAATTGGTCAAATGTTTGGCGCTGAGCATAGCGATAACGTTGGCATCTTTCTAGAAAGAATCAATGTTTACAAAGACTTGTTAGGCTCAGTTGCTAACGATCAGTCAAACCTAAATCGCTACAATAAAGTCTTTGAAGCCCAACTAAATACAACCGCTTCACAGTTGCAGATTCTCAACAATTCATTCAAAGAATTAGCCATCGAAATTGGTACAGCTTTACTGCCTGCCGTCCGAGCTTTCGTAAAGTTTCTCACCCCAATAATTCACGGAATTACTGCATTTGTGAAGAAACACCCGTGGCTAGTAAGAATTGGCGCTGCATTAGTGGGTATAGCTGCTGCTGCGGGTTCAGCTTTGCTAGCAATGGCAGCGCTTAGCAAGATTTGGGGAGGATTCAGTGCTGCAATTCCCGTGCTACAAAACCTCTCAAATCAATTTTTAGGCGTAGGGCATCCGATATCTAAGATGCTAAATTGGCTAGCAAAAGCCAATCAAAGATTGCTAGGATTTGGCAAAACTTCCGACAAAGTTAAGCCACTTTCGGAAATGCAAATGGGCAAATTACCGAAACTAGAAGAATGTCTGCCAGTTTGCATTTGTCCTGAAATTTGCGAAGGGTTTGAAGCGAGATTAAAACTATTAGTATCAAAGCTTGATTTCTGCATACCAATTTGCATTTGCCCTGAGATTTGCGCAGAAGGCAAAATACCGGATACTGGCAAAGGAAAACCCAAAACTGAGATGGGTAGCCCTTTAAAAAGGTTAGTTCCGATTCCAACCTTACCAAGTGCAAAATCAGCAGAAGTAGTTGAAGGACTAGAATCTCCAGTTAGTATTCCAGCGGTTGTGCCAGCCAAAAAAGAAACAGAAAAAGAGTTAGAGAAAGAAAAGGAAGAAACCAAAACTCCTGCTAAAAAACCACTGGGAATCCCCCAGATAATTGCACTTACGACAGCTTTGGTTGCCACCACTTCGGCTATCAATAAATTACAATCAAGTAACAGCAATTTAGCAGATAAAATACTTGGTGTAGGCTCGGCGATTGGTGCTGGACTAGCAGCAAAAGAATTACTCAAACCAGCAAAAGCACCCACAGAAGTGCCAGGGCAAGTACCAGCGACACCCGCAAAAGTACCCGTAGAAATACCGGGTGCATTGCCAGCTACAGCACCCGCAGCCGTACCTTCTCCAGTAGAACTGGCAACGCAAACAGCTTTAGTACAGCAACAAGCCGCCGAAAAACTGGGGATAACTCAGTTAGATATTGCCGAAAAATTATCAACTAAAAAGCTGCAAGAATCACAGCAATTAGCAGCAGTTACGCAAGCAAATCAAGCTGCTGAAATAACCAATGTAGAGAAACTATCAGCAACAAGATTACTAGAAGCTACAAAATTAGCAGAGATTACTAAAGCGAATCAAGCTGCCGAAATAGCCACAGCAGACAAGATTGCTGCGGGTAAATTGTTGGCACAGCAAGCATCAAATCAACTCGCCACCCAACAATTACAAACTCAATTAGCAGCCCAAAAAGTCAGTGCCGCGCTCGAAATACAGAAAACTCGATCTATTACTCAGCAGCAAGTCGCGGCCACAGCAACTCAATCAATGATGGCGGCCGCCACCAAAACCCACACCGCAGTAACCGATACCGCAGGTGCTCAACAAGTGGGGATACAGCAAAATATTGCAGCCCAACAGGTAGCCGCGACTCAATTGAAAGCAGATGCAGATCGCAGACAAGCGCAGGAAGAAGCGGCCCAAAAAGCGGCGATTGCTGCTGAAGAGAAAAAGCAGGAAGCTGCGAGAATTGCTGCTGAGAAAAAAGCTGAAGAGGATCGAAATTTTGTACCACTGGCAGATTCGGAGGGCCCAACACCTTCAGAATTGCGATCGCAACCTCAATCGCAATCTCGATCACAGCCAGCGCAAAGATCAGGTGGGGGATTTTTTAAAAACGCTGCTTTGCTGGGGGCGGGTGCTTTGGGTATAGGTGGGCTAGCTTTTGCTGCAACTAAAGCAGTGGGCGCAATTACGGGCGCTGTTTCGGGTGGTGTGGGAGCGATCGCGAATGCTGCTAAAGGCGCTGCAAGTGCGCTATCAATGAATGCTGCTAAAGGGGCTGCGACACTTGGTGCTACTGCTAGCAAAATTGTTGGGGGCGCTGGCAGTGCGATTGGAGGTGCAGCCAAGGCCGGGACTTCTGCTATTTCGGGTGCAGTTTCTGGCGCCGGAGCTGCGATCGCAAAAACGGGCCCCATTGGCTCGGCGATTACCAAAACTATTGGCGGGGCTGCTAGTAGTGCAGGCTCTGCTATTGGTGGCGCTGCTGCTAAGGTTGGCGGCACTATTGGGAATGCAGTGGGTGCCGCCAAAATGGGTGCGGGTTTGGCCGGAGGTGCAATCAAGGGAGCTGCTGGCTCTGCCTTGAGTGCAGCCGGAAGTGCAGCCAAAGGTGCTGCTAGCTCTGCTTTAAATGCCGCTGGAAGTGCTGCAAAGAGTGCAGCCAGTTCCGCTTTGAGTGCCGCTGGCAGTGCAGCTAAAAGTGCAGGTAGCGCTGCATTAAGCGGGGCGGGTAATTTAGCCAAAGGGGCGGCTAGTGGTTTGCTGGCTAAAGTTGGAGGAACCGCAGGACTGACTAAAGCGGCAGTTTCAGCAGCTCCAATTGCTTCGGCGGCTGCGGGTATCGCGGCAGGTTCAGAGAAGGCGATGCCAACAAATACAATTAGTAAATTTACCAGATCGGCAGAGACTACGGCTGCATCAGATCTGGCTGCACAGTCGGCAGAAGCTGCTAAGAATACCATCTCCCCATTCAAAAGGAGTGAGGCAAAGGAAGAAACAAAAGCAGTGTCAGACTTGGCTACAAAGTCGGCAGAAGCTGCTAAGAATAATATTGTGCCGTTGGTTAGATCGAGCAAGGAAAGTGGCAAGGCAATTGTTGGGGAATTAGCCAAAGGAATAGAAGAGAGTAAGCCCAAAGCAGAGTTGGCTGCCGCTGGTTTGGCTAAGTCGGTGAGTTCGTACCTACCCCGATCGCCAGCCGAAAAAGGGCCTCTTTCTGACCTAGACCAAACTGGTTTTGGGTTGACCCAAGAGTTTATCAAGGGCATTGATGGCAGTGCAATTCAAAATAAGTTTGAAGAGGTGATGAATCCGCCTTCAAAATTTGCTGGCGTAGACATGGGTGGCAGTGGTGGCAATAGTTCCACCAATGCAGTCTATTCGCCAACCTACAATTTATCAGGTACACCACCTGAGAATTTTATCGCTGAATTAGAGAAGCACGATCGCAAATTTATTGAGTGGTTGCAACAGACTCAGGAGCGGTTCAATCGGGGGAGATATTAAGCAAGAAAAACCGCCCGAAGGCGGTGTACAGTTAACAACGTTATATATTTACAATAGTAGTTTATTGTTAGTTAAAGTTTTTGGTGTTATTTAAAAGCTGGATATGCAAATTTTGCATATCCAGTAAATATTAACTCAGATCGAGTTCAATTTGAATTGCATCGCCAAACCGATTTCGCATTAATTGCCAGAATTGAAATTCAGAAAAAGACACTTTTAAAAGTGTCCCAACTTCATTAATATGACACTGCAACAAAGCTTCATCAACGTCTGGTACAAAATGTTCGTAGTGGTAGTTTTCGCGATGGCGTCCGCCAACAATTGGGTTAACTTGATTGAGTCGATCGGTACAAGGTTTGCCAAAGAAATCGTACACCGAACGGCGGATGAAATTAGCCATTGCATAGCCTTGCCAATTGTAGCCAGTCACCCGACAAGCATGAGTTTGCCATTCTTTGTTGAAGTGGATGGGGCGGTTCTTGTCGGCAGTCTCGCTGATAATGCGATCGATCGCGCTGCGAGCTATTTGGGATGCTTGGTATTGTTCGGGTAGCCAGCCTGTTACACCTTGGATGTAGCTGGTTAAACCGATGTTTCCGGTAAGCTGATCTATTTCTTGTGCTTGCTCAGAACCAGAATAAGCGTAATGCTTAATTGTTGCCGAGCAAAAATCAGATCGATAAATATTGACACCGCGAGTCTTGGCGTCTGATGTTGAGTAATTGGTTACCAATGTCAACTCTTTACCTACAAAGGACTTTAGCCATTTTGAAGGCGATTTGGTTACAAGTGCTGTCGCTAATTTTATCAAAGCTTGACGACTGACACCGCAAGCTCGTGCTAGCCCAGTTTGGCTCATTCCAGATTCGCCTGTAGCAACCAATGTGTAGTATTCAATGCCGTCGCGCTTGACCCGCAAAATGCTATTATTCATGTGTTGACCTGTATGTTAGGTTGACCATGCCGCTGAATGTCGAGTTCGAGCGGCACTTTCTAATATTCTAGCACCCCTTGACAAACTCGAACAGTATTGCTAGTATCAATCAAGCGCTGGTTAAACCCCTTTTAGGGATTGAAACGAACTCTAAAGCTGCGCTTAAATTTCAAATTTTTCTCAGCTCCAAAATCCCTATTAGGGATTGAAGCAATACAAAAACCACACCCCCGAAGCCCCTTCATTGACAGGGGCTTCATGCTGTGCGAACATAAAATCACTTTCACATTTGGCTATGTTCGGAAGTTTCGGCTCCATCCCTATCAAAAAAGCCACGATGCTCAATAGGTCGCGGTTTTTTCCTGTGGCTGAGGCTGATGTTGCACTGGGCGTGCCGTCGCTGCAAGTGGTGAGTCGCAGGCTTGAGGATATTGAGCTAGCGCTGAGTTTTTTTGGGAATAGCACTGCCGATGATGTCGTGGTGTGGCAGAAGGCGGCCAGTAGCAGAGAGCCTGCTGTGTTAGTGATTGGAGGCAAGCCACAGGGGCGCTGGATTGTGACCGCGCTGACAGAAGAGATTAATCATGCGATCGACGATCGCATAGTTGCTCAAAAATTGCGCGTTACTTTCAAAGAAGAGGGCGCATTTTTGTGGGCGGGGAATTACAGCCCTTACGAACCGCCACCTGTAGCCAGAAAGCAGGCCGAGCAAGGATTGGGCGGGCTAATTGATGGATTAAGGGGGTGGCTGGGATGATGTATATTTATGTGTTTGTCAATGCTCTGCACGTGCCGTCTAATAGCTATCAAAATGTGGTAGCAATGCTAGGCAAGCCATCAATAGAAAGGCACGGATTTACTAATATTATTAATGCTGTTTTTGATGGCAGAATTGAAGAGATTATGGGAACGAACGATAATATTAAATACGAATTGCCCGATTATATTTTGTTATCAGAAGCGGGGAAAGAGGGTGAATACATTTACGACTAGAGCTAACGATCGCTGGGATTTGATAGCCAGCGACTTATGGCAGTTGCCAGAGTTGGGATGGGCGATTGCTGAAGCAAATCCCGAAATTGCAGACAGCCTTATCCTGAGTACGGGGATAAGCCTCGTATTACCAGAATTACGATCGCTTCGCCGGCCATTAACTGCGGCTAATCCAGCGCGTGAGGATGATGGCGAGTTTCAGGAATTGCCGCCACAAGCGCCGTCGCCGATCGTGCCTCCTAGTGGTGGTGGAGGCGGATCGGTGGTGTTCCCGATTACTGTTGCGCAAGGTGGTACGGGCGGGGTCACTGCTCAGGAAGCTTTGCAAAATCTAGGAGCGGTAGCTTTAGCCAGCGTGGGAGCCGTTGGAGGAATTGCGGGGCTTGATGGCAGCGGTAGGGTGTCGGTGGCTAATCTCCCACCATTTCAAGCACCGCTTACATTGCCGCTGAGTTTGGCGCAAGGGGGAACGGGAATTGCAGCAGCAAGTGCGGCCGATGTGCGATCGGCTATTGGGGCGGTGGCAACAAGTGCGATCGGTGCTGCTAATGGAGTTGCGGGATTAGATGCAAATTCATTGTTAGCTTTGAATCAAATTCCATTAGGAAACTTCTTCCCGTTTACAGCAGGTGCTAGCTTCCGAGGTGGTGGAATTCCCGGTGTCGGGACTACATTAGTGCAGGCTGGTGTAGATGCTTCTGGCAATCCTAGATTGTGGTTAGTGAATGCTTCCGCACCCGCAGGAAATAGGCTAAAAAGTATCACAATTGCTAGTAATGGAAACATCCAATTGCGGCATCATGCGGACAATGGAGTTGATGGGAATGTATTGGAACACACTGCCAGCGGTAACGTTCTCACTAATGGAACACTACGGCCTGGAAGTGGAAATACTGCATTTACTGGTGCATCTTTTGTTGCTGGATCGATTTATTTCCGAACAGATTTACTAGGTGATAGCGGAGTTGGAACGCTTACTTATAGCGATGGTTCCGTTTGGCGAAGAATTAGCAATGGTTCGCTTGCCTCTAACCCAGATTCGGGAATTGTGGATTTAAAAAACAATCAAGATATTTTGGGGAATAAAATATTTTTGTCAAAAACACAATTTGGGAATGCTA